CTGTTAGATAAGCAGTGCGTGACCCAGATGCGCACGGGCTTGTCTCAGGGGAAATCATTCTCAGAAATGATGGAAAGTTTGGGCTTTTCAAGTGCCATTGTCACCCAGTTATCCCTAGCTGAAGTCCATGGAAATCTCCACCTGAGTTTGGGAAAGATAGAAGAATATCTAGATAATCTGGCCAAGGTCAAGAAAAAACTAATTGAAGTAGCGACCTATCCCTTGATTTTGCTGGGTTTTCTTCTCTTAATTATGCTGGGACTACGCAACTACTTACTACCACAACTGGATAGTAGTAATATCGCCACCCAAATTATTGGCAATCTGCCACAAATATTTCTAGGAATGGTGGGGTTTGTTTCAGTAGGTGCCCTTTTAGCACTAACTTTCTATAAAAGAAGTTCCAAAATGTGTGTCTTCTCTATCTTAGCGCGTCTTCCCTTCCTTGGAATCTTTGTTCAGACCTATTTGACAGCCTATTACGCACGTGAATGGGGGAATATGATTTCACAGGGAATGGAATTGACGCAGATTTTTCAAATCATGCAAGAACAAGGTTCTCAGCTCTTTAAAGAAATCGGGCAAGACTTGGCTCAGTCCCTACAAAATGGTCGTGAATTTTCTCAGACGATAGGAACCTATCCTTTTTTTAGGAAGGAATTGAGTCTCATTATTGAGTATGGGGAAGTCAAGTCCAAGCTGGGGAGTGAGTTGGAAATCTATGCTGAAAAAACTTGGGAAGCCTTTTTTGCCCGAGTCAACCGCACCATGAATTTGGTGCAGCCACTGGTTTTTATCTTTGTGGCACTGATTATCGTTTTACTTTATGCGGCAATGCTCATGCCCATGTATCAAAATATGGAGGTAAATTTTTAACATGAAAAAAATGATGACATTCTTGAAAAAAGCTAAGGTTAGAGCTTTCACTCTGGTAGAAATGTAGGTTACTAAAATTCTCTATATTTTCCACTTGATAACAATGTCCTCAGCTGTTACCTGAACCTTGTTTATAAGCCCTCTAACAAGTACCTTTTGACCTTCGTAGTCCATTGAAAAAACTTTCTCAGCGTTTAGCAGTTTCCTCATATCAGCCTTTCTTTTGTTCTTCCTGAGCGCTGGATCGTTTTCCAGTTCAGTCTCAAGAGTAGCCCTCATGCTTATAAATTCGGCTGACTTGCTCTGTAATTCTTCAAGGGTAATGCGGTCATCTATGTATAGATCGTTGAGTCTGCTCAGTTTCTTTGATAGCTCCTCTATTTGTTTCTTATAGCTCTCACGGTCTATGGTCTCAGCATTGTCTCCTGAAAATATTTTGTCTAGGTAATCAGCGTCATCTTGTAGTTTGCTTATTTCTTCTAGCACATAGGCCTCTAGCTTGTCTTTGTAGTAAAATCCTGAGTCACACTTTTTATTGTCGTTGTAGGTAGTAACACCTCTCAGCGTTCGTGGGTGCCTTTGATGGCATTCATATTTTTTTAACCTGCTCCCATCTTTCCTCTTTACGCCTAACATAATTTTTAAAGGAGCGCCACAATATCCACATTGAGCGATACCGGATAGAATGTACTTAGCTTGGAATGGTCTAGGATTGACATTCTCTGCTGCTGTCCTTTGTCTAATCTTCAGTTCTTCCTTGGTCTTGTTGTATACCTCCTCTGTAATTATTGGCTCATGATTACCCGGATAAACTTCTCCCTTGAACTGATTGAAACCACAGTAGACAGGGTTATCTAAGATTGCTCTGACAGCTCTATAACTCCAATCAATTCCTTTGGGAAATTTCTCATTTAAATCATCCCTCAGCTTAGTAATAGATCTCCCTCTCAGATAACTCTCAAAGATAAACTTAACAGCCAGAGCCTGGGCTGGATTGATAGTGATAGTTCCTGTCTCTCTGTGGTAGTCGTATCCATAGGATGTTTTAGCCCACATCATGGATTTTCCAGCCTTGGCACGTCCTATTTTCCCAAGTTGCATGCGTTCCTTGATTTGCTCCCTTTCTAGCTGAGCAAAGACGCTCAAGAGCCCAATCATAGCCTTTCCAAAAGGGGTAGAGGTGTCAAAGTTCTCTTGTAAGCTTAGAAAGGCTATATTATTCTTTATGAAAATATCCTCAATCAGGTAAAGCGTGTCTTTTTGACTACGGCTAAGACGGTCCAGCTTATAGACTAGCACTGTATCAAATTTTTTCCTTTTAGCGTCTTTGATAAGTCCCTCTAGTGCTGGTCTGTCAGTATTTGCTCCTGAAAATCCACCATCAGTATAGATTTTATAGACATTCCAGTCTTTAATATCGCAGTAGCTAGAGAGCTTAGCTTTTTGCTCATCAATAGAGTACCCCTCCTCAACTTGTGAGGTAGTAGACACCCTGACGTAGATTGCTACTTTATTTTGCATTGATTTTTACCTCATTTCTTGATAAAATGGGTACAAGAAAACATCTCAAAAGGAAATCTCTTTTGAAAAGTTTTTCTTGCAATTCATAGCCTCACGCTCAGAGTCGCCAAACTTTGAGAGCGTGGGGCTTTTTTGTTTGCAACTATTTCCATTTTAGAAACAGTTGGTTTTATTCTTTCGATAAGTGTTGTTGAAGAATTAAGGCCACGTTGGCTTTCTCTTCCTCTGTCATAGGTGGATCATTTGGGTCATCCACTGAAAACTCGATAGCATGCCACTTATCATTGACTCTAATCCATTCTCTTCGCCTGTGGCATTTGCAATCTAGGTTGTGTTTAATCACTTCCATCGGTCTGCTTTCGCTACTCATTTTACTTCTCCCTATACACACTCACAACTTCCCCAATAGTTCGGATATCGTCGTCTTCTGTCAGGTGGATTTCCTCATAGCTATTATTGAGACTTTGCAAGTACCATCCGCCGTTATAGTCACGTTTCAGCTTTTTAACAAAGTTCTTACCGTTGATTTGGAAGATACCGATGTCGTTGATATCTACTTGATTTTTGACCCGGATAAAGAGCAGGTCGTTATCTTCAATCATTGGCTCCATGGAGTCACCAGCCACTTTTGCGATGGTGTCGTAGTCTTCAGGGACATCTTCGGCACGCAGTCTTACTTCCATGTGGAGGTTGTCTTCTTGGAAAGTTCCGTGCCCTGCTGCAACCAAGCCTTCTACATAGTCGGTGATATAGTCTTCATCTTGAGTCTTATCAAAGATTGAGACAATCTTAGAGCTGTTTTGTTCTTCTAATTGTTCCTTGGCATAGTCAAGGACTTTTTCTTGTTTAGGCTCTTCAAGCTGGTTGTAGATGGTTAGGATTTCAGGGTGTTCGTTTTGCGTAGGCAATAAGGGAGAAAATATCTCAGGTCTAATGCCCAAAGCTGAACAAATTTTTATAGCATTTTCAACATTAGCATTCATTATTCCTCGTTCTAATATAGAACGGACAGTTGAATAAGGCATACCATTTTCTTCTGCAAAAGATTTTACAGAACTATAACGAGAAAGAATTAGTTGCTTTAGTTTATCTTCGTTCATAGTTACCTCTCTTTCTATCCTTATTATAACACACGATTTTTCGTATGTCTATCAAAAAAATAAAGAAAAATATGATTTTTAGTGTTGACAAACACGAAAATTAGTGTTAATATTGTCTTAAGCTCAAATGAGCTTGATTTTAAAAATAAAAAACACGAAAAATCGTGTTAGAAAGGAAAGGTTATGCTGAATATTGATAAGGCACGCAAAGAAAAAGGTGTAGCAATTGTAGATATGGCTGATTTTTTGGGTGTAAGAGCTCAGACAGTAAGTGACAAAATTAGTGGCACTTACGACTTTAAGTTTACCGAAGCACTTGCGTTACAACAAAAATTCTTCCCAGAATACGATTTAGGATATCTTTTCACTCAAGCAGTAGATACTGCTTAATTTTAAAAGCTAAAACACGAAAATTCGTGTTAGAAAGGAGGACGGAATGAATGAGCTAGAAACTCTAAAGGAAGAAATAGAAAAAAATGTAGCCATGGTAAATTACCTCAAAGGCTACATTAAAGGATTAGAAGAAAGGATAGTTCGGTTAGAACAAGCTAATTAGTATTGTTAGAAGAAAATACGCTAGGGTATTTATTCTGCAACTCAAAGAATTTCTCTAGTTTTTCAGGATTTTGGAAGGCCATCATGATAATATCTTCTTGAGTTGTAGAATGCTTAGCTTTTGAAATATTTTTCACTTCATGTGACAATTTTTCGACAGCGTCATAAATATTGTTAATTGTAGATGTTAATTGCGAGAATTCTTGAGTTGTAACGTAGTCTTTTCCATCATTATTTTTGTTTTTTAATGCTGAAAAATCTAAAGTTTCCTCGGTTTTTTGAATTCGTTCAATAGTTTTTTTAACAGAATCAAGCATATTTGTACCGCTGGCATTTTTTAAATCATACTGAATGATATTGATTGTCCGAATATCAAATGGAATATCTTCATCAGTTTGTTGTCTTAAAAATATAGTTGGTAAATCTAAGGCTTTACGATAGCCAAGTTCCAAAAACACATTTGGATTATTTCCTGTTATATCAACAATAGCAAGGTCTGAATCTGATAAAGCCTTAAATATTTTTTCATCTATTTTATCAGAATGATATAATTCATCGGCTCTTGTCACATCATACTTGTCAGACAATGCTGGTTTGATAATGTGTTTTAAAACACTATCTGAATGATTCCTGACTTCTGATTTTTCTTGACCAATAGCGGAAACTACAAAACAAGTTTTTTTAGACATGAGATTTCTCCAATCGTTTTATTTTCATTATACCAAAATTAGAAAGGAATTAGAGAGTGAATGAAATAACTTTATCAAACAATCTCAATCAGATTGAACTAGAAATCAACCATCACAAACAAATTGCAGGTCAGTCAATTTGGGAAATCGGCAGACGACTAAATCACGTTAAGGAAAACGATTTGACTCATGGTCAGTTTATGGCGTGGCTGAAAAAAGTTGATTTGAATTGGTCGGAAGCAAATCGCATGATGAAGGTTGCTAAAGAATTACCAAATTACCCAACGTTGAGTAATTTGGGTAGTACAGCCCTCTATCTCATCGCAACCTTACCAGCAGAGGAGAAACAAGCTCAAATTAACAGGATTGAGCAAGGTGATAACCCAACAGTCAGAGAGTTGCAAGATTTGAAGTTAAAATTTTCTGCAGCTAAAAGAAAAATAATGGAACTGCAAAAGGAGCAAGAACCGACTAAGGAAATCCTGAAAGAAGTCCCTGTTATGCCAGCAGACTACCAAGAAGCGCTCGAGAATCGTCAAAAACTAGAAGAGCGTGCCAAGTCAGCAGAGGAAAGGAATGCTTTTCTTGAAGCGCAATTAAAAGACCTCTACGCTCAACGCGCAGAAGTGGATGAAAAATCGAACAAGTACGATGAATTGACAAAAGCCATCCAGCAATCTCAAGGGCAGTTGAATGACTACCAGAAAAAAATCGCTTCCTACAAGAATATCCTTAGCCTTATCCAGAAAGGGAATGATTTTCTTGCCAATATGGGAGGTCTCATCTACGCAGATGAAGAAAAAGTCCTACATACAGACGGCGTTGCTGGTCAGGAGTTCGATAGTTTCGTCAATCGAGGTATCCGATTCTTTACGGATTTACAAAAAATCAGAAATAAAGACAATCAAATTTTGGAAGGAGAAATTTTATGACGCATGAAGTAGCTAAAAGTCAACCAAACGAACTGACTCAAGAAGATATCTTGATTCAAGTTCTACAAACTCAAAAAGAATTAAAGCAAAATCAGGAAGTTTTAGCAGGGGATGTTGATTATCTAAAAAATGAGCAACCTGTCAACCCATCAATTTGTTTAGAGCTTGAAAATTTAAGAAAAGTGAAAGTTATCAAGGCTCTTGGCGGTAAGGATAGCCAAGCTTACAAAGACCGTTCTTTTGCTGGCAAGGTATTCCGTCAGGCAGCTAAAGACTTCAAAGAATTTTTTAGGATTCCACGGTATGACCTACTGAAGAAGAAGGACGAAGAGAGGGCTTTTGATTACTGGAAGTCATGGGAACCATCACATAATACCAAGATGGAAATCAAGACCATGAATGGGTAAATGATAAGCAACTTAGAAGGGAGTAACCATGAACGAACTAGACGAAATTAAATTACTAAATCCAGTCACATTGCTTCAGAAATCGATTTTTAGACAAACTGAATACTTGTCAGACCAGTTAACAAAAAAGCTTCATCATTTAGAGGACTATAACAGTCC